GATGAAGAGATCGCGGAGCAGGAAGAGCGCTTCCGTGCAATGGCTCGCGGTAAGCTAGGAACCAAGTCACTGTTGGGCGGCGTACCTCGTAGTCGTCAAGCGGCGGCAACTGGTGGCGGTCGTGGCGCACCAGCTCGAACAATGCTTGGCGGAGGCGGTGGAGTATCGCCATCGTCACCTCGTCGCGGCGGTGGTCGTCCCGGCACCTATCCCGGCACTATGCCTCAACTTCCATAGGTAAAAGCTATGAGCTTGCCCCCGCATCTAGGCTCGATCCATGACATAAAGGAACGAGAGCAAAAGGCGTTCAATACACAGTCGATGTGGCACGATCAGCTACAAGACGTGTATGAATATTTCTTACCTCAACGCAACTTGTTTGATCGTGATGACAAGGGCCAGAAGAAGATGGACCGCATCTTTGACTCGACTGCGTTGACAGCTATCCAACAGGGCGCAAGCAAGCTACAAGAGAACATTGCTCCGATCATGTCGCGTTGGGCTACCTTCCAGCCAACCGATGAGATCATCCGGTTACTAGAATCAGGGCAGTTCGACGTGTCTGAAGAGGACATTCGGGCGAACCTAGACCAGCAATGTGAGCTGGTATTCGACTATATCAACCGATCCAACTTCCATACGCAGTTTTATGAGGCCGCACTCGATCTATTGGTAGGCACAGCCACCATGAAGATTGAAGAGACGGACGATGAGACCAACCCTATTTGCTTTAGCACGATTCCACAGAAGGGCATCGCGTTTGAAGAGGGTCCGTATGGTGGCGTTGAGACGCACTGGCGACGTTTTGAGGTTAAGGCTCGGTTGCTAGAGCGCATGTGGCGAGGCTTTGAAGCGTCACAGAAAGTACGCAACATGATTGAGAACAGCCCTAACACCGAAGTCCGTGTATCTGAGGGGGTCATATTCGATCCTAAAGAGAAGAAGTATTACGGTTGCTTATGGGTAGCAGAGGAAAATGAGTTCTCATGGACTGAAGACTTCGGCCAATCAAGCCCTTGGGTTACTGGTCGCTACACTAAGGTAGCTGGCGAGGTCCGTGGTCGCGGTCCAGCTATGCAATCACTGCCTGATGTACGCTCATTGAACAAAGCCAAAGAGTTTGTATTGCAGAAAGCCGCAATCGACCTTGCTGGTATGTACACGGCTACTGACGACGGCGTTACTAACCCGTACAATATGGTCATTGCACCGGGTGTCGTGATCCCAGTCGGATCAAACAACACCAACAACCCTTCTATTCAACGTCTCGATACAGGATCGAACCTTGCTCTCGCGCAATTCGAAATCGTGGAGCTTCAGAACGCTATCAAGTTGGCAATGTTCAACGATCTGCGTGATCCTGCTGGTCCTGTTCGTAGCGCCACTGAGGTTGCTATTGAATCCCGAGAGCTTGCAAAACGGATCGGGTCGGCCTTTGGGCGACTTCAGACCGAGATACTCGTACCAATACTCAAGCGTGTCGTCGCAATACTGACTCGACGCGGCTTGATCGTCCCTATCGAGCTAGATGGGCGTGATGTGCAGATTAAGTTCACCTCTCCACTAGCACGGGCGCAGGATGGCGAGGATCTGTTAGCTGTTCAGCAAGCCGTACAGTTTGTATTGGGTACGTCCGGCCCTGAGCAAGTGCAGATAGCCTATAAGATCGAAGACTTTGGCACATGGGCGGCGAATAAGACGGGAATGCCTTCTGAGCTAGTGCGATCTGATATGGAGAAACAACAGATAATCCAAGCTGGCGCACAAGCCAAGATGATGGAACAACAACAACCAATGGAAGCTGAATGACTTGGGAAACAATTGAGGGCGCAAGCCCGGACGCCAAGAAACAGAAAGCCAAAGCACAAGAACAGATCACCCAAATGACCAAAGCCTATGCCCGGTGCTTCAATACTGAAGACGGGCAGAAGGTTTTAGAGGATCTGACACGGCGCTTTCTATTCGATAACTCAACAGCCCTATCTAGCCAGAACGTCGCGTATGAAGCGGCGTATCACAATGGCGAGGCGGGTGTAATTCGCATGATCATCCACTACATACAGCAAGCGGAGAGACAATGAGCGAAGAACCCAAGAAGCGAACGCGCAAAGCAAAGCCCAAGTATGAGGTGGCCGGTACAAATCTTGATCACCTAGCTACTATTAACTGCGAGCTTGAGTGGCTGACCCCATTGCATGAGCGGTATGGCTTCGAGAAGTTCGAGTATATCCACAAATTCCGTGCATTCCGGTGCTATAAGGACGGGCAACACGTTGATTGGATCGACGTCAACGACTTAGCCCTGATCAATGGCAAGCGGAGGCTGGAAGTTATCCTACTGAAACACCAACCCATAAGCCCTAAGAGGGCTGTCATTAACTATCCTTGGAGATAATCATGGAAGAACAGGCCGTAGAGAGTAACGATACCCTGACATCATTAGTAGATGCCGCTGAACCCACATTAGGTGAAGGCGAATTCTTTCTAAGTGAGGGAATCAAGGGCGTAGGCGATCAACCCGAGTGGTACAAAGCCGACAAGTACAAGTCAATTGCAGAGCAAGCCAAGGCATACACCGAGCTAGAGAAGAAGTTTGGCGGATTCACTGGCGCACCTAAAGACGGCTATTCGGTTGCTGAAGGTGTCGATGCGGATGATGCGTTGTGGGGCGAGCTGGTTGAGTTTGGCACCAAGCAAAATATGTCTCAGGCCGCTATGAACGAGGCATGGGAACTACTAACCGCACAAGAGCAAGCCATTGAGGAGGTCTCACTTGAGACTGAGATGGCAAAGCTAGGTGATAACGCTGTTGAGCGTATCAAGGTTGTTGAACAGTACATGAAGAACAATCTCGATGGCGATACATACGAGGAACTCCGTTACGCTGTAAACAGTGCTGAGTCTGTCCAACTGATCGAGGCGCTGATCAAGTCAACCGCCCCTGCTAAGTTGCCGATTGATGGTTACATTCAACCCGGCGGCGTTACATGGGATGACATTGAGGCTGAGATGTTCAAGAAGCATGAGAGCGGTCAGATGCTCCGTGCAGTCGATCCCAACCATGAACGTAAGATACAGCGCATGATGAAAGAGTTTGGCGGTGATAAGCCATACGAACGCATTGTTGGCTGACACGTTTCTTGTGGTATCATAGAGAGATCGGATACCCCTTTCACAAGGCCCGGTAGTTTTTAGGTTGAACGACTGACCGACTGCCGGGTACTCAGTCTAAAACCTCTTAATCATTTTTATACATTTGACATAGAGGAGACTGAATCATGTCAATTAATCTCTCCGCAGTAGCGGTAACTGAATTTGACAGCATGGTGAAGCACGCTTATGCGAACGCTGGCTTGCTCAAGAACGCTGTCACACTCCGAAACAACGTCGTAGGTGATACCTACAAATTCCGTCGTATGGGTAAAGGTCTTGCTAACCAGAAGGCTAGCTCTGCTGACGTAACTCCAATGAACGTAGGACACGAGTTCAAGACTGCGACCCTCGCAAACTGGAACGCACCTGAGTTCACTGACATCTTTGACGCGCAAGAAGTTAACTTCGACGAGAAGCAAGAGCTGGCAACTACAATCGCCGGTGCTTTGGGTCGTCGTTGCGATCAGCTCGTTATTGATGCAATGGACGCATGTACTCCACTGACAACTGCTGTTGCCGCTGGTGGTACTAACTTGACTATCGCGAAGGTAAACGACGCGCAGGTTGAGTTGCGTGATCAGGGTGTACCTAACACTGAGCTTTTCGCTGTAATCGAAGCTGGTGGTTTGGGCGGTCTGTTGAACGACGAGAAGGCAACTTCTGGTGACTATCAGGCGATCAAGGCTCTTGTATCTGGTGAGATCAACACTCTCGTTGGCTTCCAGTTCATCATCCTTGAGACTCGTGCCGAAGGCGGTCTGACTGAGGCGTCTAACATCGTTGACTCTTGGTTCTTCCAGCGTCCATCGGTTGGTCTTGCTGTCGGTATCGACATGAAGACTGAAATCAACTACGTCCCTGAGAAGACCTCTTGGCTTACCAACGGTATGCTGAAGGCTGGCTCTGTTGTACGCGACGAAGGTGGTTTGGTTAAGGTCCAGTACGACAAGACTGCATAAGTCTTACCCGGCCCCTTCGGGGGCCATTCTATTTCTAGGTGAGTTATGGCGAGCAAGATCGACTTAATCAGCAATGCGCTCATTCTGATCGGGGATACTCCGATTAATTCACTGACGGGTGGATCACGGCGCGAGACTGTCGCAAACAATCTCTACGACAACATTGTCCAGAACGAGCTAACAAAGCATCGTTGGGGCTTTGCACGTCGTAAGGCACAGATATCGAAGCTGACAGACACCCCGATTGATCCTAACGGCTGGAACAGCATCTACCAGCTACCCGCTGATTTACTATTCCTAATCACTGTTTCCCCTGATGCTAGTTATCAGGTGTACGGCGATAAGGTTTACAGCAATTCATCGCAAGCCCTGTACGCTGACTACATTGCAAACGTCACTGAAGATGAGTGGCCCGTGTACTTTTCCAAGATGATTGAGTACGCGCTAGCTATGGACTTCGCGGCAAGCATTAGAGACAGCTCTGCGGCACGAGGTGAGATGGCGTCGGCTTATGTGAATGCGTCCCGTATGGCGCGATTCACGGACTCTCAGCAACATCCTACGCAACCGATACGAAGCAACCCATTCACTAATGTGAGGTTCTAATGGCTAAGACTCGATTCATTCAGTCTAGCTTTGTAAGTGGCGAGCTATCCCCGTTACTGAAGGGCCGCATTGATATCAACCAGTATTATCAGGCGGTAGAGACTGCCGATAATGTTGTGATCGTTCCTCAAGGCGGGATGAAGCGTCGTCCCGGCACTGAGTTTATTGCTGAGTGCGTAAGGGGCATCACAAAGATGTCGCCGACGTACACAATGCCCAATGGCGGTACTTCCTCTGCACTTAATGACGACGATGACACCACAACAACCTCGACAACTACAGCAATCGGTACGAATGATCCGTATGTTGTGGCAAAGATGGACTTGCTATCTGCTCAGGCGATTAAGTTTGTAGATATTCGGCAGATCAGCATATCTAGTGGCACCAGCACAGAGTTTAAGGTTCAGTATTCTACTGACGACGTAACGTATACCGACGCAGAAGACGTTGCCTTGATCGGAACTAACCCACAAGACTTCCGGTTATTGGTTGATCAGACAGCGCGTTACTGGCGTCTTGCTCGTGTTGGCGCTACTGACTTGGGATCGGCTACGGTAACAATCGCTGGCCTGTCTTTGTATCAGGAGTCAGCAACCCTAAGCACTCCGCGTCTAGTGGACATGAGTGTTGAGGATGATCGGCATTACCTGATCGAGTTTACGCGGGACAACATAGCGATCTTCCGGTCTCGACTTGTCGGCTCTAATATACAGACCACGCGAGTCGCGGATATCAAGCCTACTTATACCGCTCTTTCATCGTCTGACATCGAAAACATACGTGTTGCACCGATTGAGAACGTGATCTTAATCTTCGGCAACTTTGAGCCAATGCGACTTGTAAACCTTGGCACCGATGATGATTGGTTCTTAGACAATATTCCGTTTACCAATATCCCGCAGTACGACTTTGACGATGAGTTAAGCCCAACACCTGTTAACGAAGTTCAGTTAATGGGCATTCATCATGGCGGTCAGGCATGGAAGAAAGGCGAGCGCTTTGAAATTGATATTGAAGGCGTTACGTCGAAATCAATTACTTATGCAGGTGAAGGCACTTCCGATGAAATCGCCTCCACTGTCTTTAATATCCAAAAGAATCTGCAAGAGATGCCTGTCTTTGGAGAAACGGGGGTTCTTGTCGAGCAAATAAGTCCTCACAACTTTCGAATCACTATATCAGGCGAATCAACAAAAGACTTTGAGTTGTTTTCTGCGTATGTGACCGAAGGCTCTACAAATCACGAGATTGAGTTTACAAAAGTTCCGCCTGCTGGCTCTCCGCGCAAAGAGGATGTCTGGTCTGCTACTCGTGGATATCCCAAGAGCGCGTGTTTCTACGAAGGCCGATTGGTACTTGGCGGCACTCGATCTAAGCCACAGTCGATCTTCATGTCTAAGACCGGATCATTCTTTGACTTCGACATTGATGACGGCGATGACGACGAGGGAATCTTTGCGACTATCTCAGCTCGCAAGCTGAATGACATCATTGATGTGTACCCCGGTCGTAACTTGCAGATCTTTACGTCGGGTGCTGAGTTCTCAGTAACAAGCAGACCCGTCACCCCATCGAATATCAGCATCCAGCCACAGACATCGCATGGCGCAAGCAACATTGAGGTGCAGGATGTTGATGGCTCGACCTTGTTTGTGGACCGGCACGGCAAGTCCCTCTTAGGCTTCCTGTATTCGTTCAACGAGGACGCTTACACTACAGACGATAGATCGGTACTGGCCTCTCATTTAATCAACCAGCCGGTCGATATGGCGCTTCTAGCGGGTACTGCGAGCGATGACGCTAACTGGTTGTTCATTGTTAACAGTGACGGCTCCGCAACAATCTTGAATACGTTGAGAAGTCAGGACATCAACGGCTTCACTAGCTGGAACACAAGCGGCGACATCAAGAGCGTTTGCGTAGTAGATGATCAGCTATTTATGACGGTACAGCGCACTGTAAACAGTGTTGCGAAACTGTTCATTGAGCGCTGGGACTTCGCCTATCTCATGGATTGCTCGATCAAAAACACTCAAATAAGCGGCGTCATCGGCGGACTGGACCATTTGGACGGTGAATCGGTCAAAGCGATTACGCGAGAAGGCCTCCAAGACAAGAACGAGGGCTATGTGCTGTCGTCTTATACGGTGGCTAGTGGGCAGATCACGCTTGATGCTGGTGAGCAGTACTCGCTAACCACGTATGAGGTTGGCTTACCCTTTGTCCCCACAATAAAGCCCATGCCACTAAACACGAACATTGGATCAGGCCAGAACCAGATGCGATTGAAGAAGATCGTACGCATAAACGTACGTGTCTACGAGTCATCGGGCATCTATATCGACGGCATCCCTGTTCCCATTCGATCGTTTGGCGAGGCAGGTATCACGTCACCACTTACTAACGAGTCTATTGTCCCCACAAGTGGCATAATAGAGGACGTTTACGATATTAACGGCTGGGGTAGAGAGGTCATACCGACGATTACTTGTCCTGATCCTACGCCCATGCACATACAAATGATTGAATACGAGGTCGAAGGTAACTGATGAACCTTGCCCTACAGGATGGAATCTTCAAAGCGCAAGACTTGATGCTTCAAATGCCTCAAGCCGAGACGGTTGTGACTGATCACTTTGCCGATGGTCTATATGCGCGTGAGTTGTTCATCCCAGCGGGTGTTTGCTTGGTCGGCGCACTACATAAGACCAATCACATATTCACAGTCTCACAAGGCGAGTGCTACGCAGTGACACATGAAGGCAAGGAACACATTGTTGCACCGTATACAGGACAAACTAGGCCCGGCATGAAGCGAGTTATCTACGCAGTAACAGATACGGTATGGACGACTTACCATCCTACCGATGAAACCAATCCTGAGAAGATTGCCGAGCAGATATTGGAGACTGAACAATGAGTTGGGTTATTACGGCGATTGCTTTGACTGGTACAGCTGTATCGGCTTATGGCCAAGTTCAAGCTGGCAAGGCTCAAGAAGAGCAGATGAAACAGCAAGCAAAACAAGAAAAGTTGGCCGCAGAAAGCAGAGAGCTACAGCGTCGAGAGGAATTAAATCGCGCATTAGCTTCTAATATTGCGGCTCAATCTGTAGCAGGAATTGCGGGGGAAGGTACGCCAGCAAGTCTGGCGTTGGAAAGCGCAAAGAAAGCAGGGCTTAGTGAGGCGACTATTGATTTGTCAGAAAAGCTAAGACAGTCAGCCTTGATACGAGCAGGTAAAACAGCTAAACAAACTGCATACATTGGGGCGGCCGGAACATTGCTAAGTGGAACTGCCACGGCTCTTGATGCTAGTGGCAAATTTGAGGATTAGTAATGGCTCAAAAGCGCATTGAATATTATGGCAAGTTTACGCCTACAGGAGTGGATGATTACTCGGATCGTCGTGTTCGTGCGCTTGCAGGATTGGCTGAACAGGTTGGTGATCTGGCATTAGGCTTTGCTGAAAAGAAAAAGAAAGAACGGCAAGCTGTTCAAGAGCAGATTGATACAGAGCAATCTATTAGGGATGGTTTAGTTGCTGGCGCCGGCTTTGCGGCTACTGGCGATCGTCCTGAGTTAAGAGTGTACGATGAGTATTCGACACTGCAACAAGACGTTGAATTCAACAGAAACGTTCTTGCTGGTTATGAGGCTGGCGCTAAAAACTCATTAAGAACGAAAATTGAGCAGTTTGCCAAAGAAAACCCAACTGATTACGCTGAATTTGAAACGCTGTCTAAAGGCGCGTTTGAGGGTGTGTATAGCGCCACGCCTGAGTTTTTAAGGCCGGGCATCCAATCGTATTACGATCAAATGCTCAAGACGAACGGATCGCCAATTGCTAAAGCTGAAAGGAAGGCTTTAGCCGATCAAGCATCTGCTGAAACTAATACGCTTATTGAAAGTGAATCAGTAAACATTCTTAACTTAGCGAGAATGCAAGACTCTGAGGGTGTGCGAGTTGCATATCAGAACAGGCTTGATCTTGCCGCACGAGATCCCAATTTAAGCAAAGAGCAGTTTGCAGAGGAAACGCTAAAGCTAAATGATCAAATTGTAGAGCAATATGCTATTGGCAAAATTGACCGAGCTTTAACAGAAAACGAAAACTTAACGCCTATACAAACAATTGAAGAAGCAAGAAATATTATTTCTAGCATTAAGGAATCGGATGTTTACAGCATAGAGAACCCGATTGATCCTGATACTTCAATTACTTTAGATCCGGAAGAGCGCGATGCTCTTATCGACAAGCTAGAGCAAAGGGTCGATGACTACGAAAAGGCAGAGATTCAAAAGGCAGAGCAAGCATTTGAAGTAAATAAGATTACTCAGGCTCAAAACTACACCGATGCCATGAGCATGGCTCAAGACCCAAGCATTTCAAACGAGCAAAAAATTGTTTCTATTAATGAGGCAGAGATGCTCGGGCAGATTGGTGATAGGCCGGCAAGTCTTTTGAGGGCGTATGTAAACTCAGTAGATAAGCTGAAGGCGACAAGTAACTCGCAGAAGTTTGGAGATATTATATCAAGGGTTTATGACTTAAATGCTCAACTAGAATTTGATCCAAGTGGCGCTCCGTACTTGACTGGTATTGCCAATCTTAAAGAAGAGGTTATTCAGGCTAGAATTTCTGGTGATTTAACACAGGAAGATGAAACAAAAATATTAAAGCAAATGGATAATTTAACATTGGCAAAAATTGCTGGTGCTACTACCGAAATTGCGTCAACTTGGACTCAGGCCAGCAGAATTATTAAAACGTCACTACCGCCCGATCTTAATGGCGTTGCGGTTAGGTTATTGTTTGAGCGAGTGGAACTTGAAAAGCAAAGCCTTGAAGAGCAAGGGCAGACAATTACAAGAACAATTGAGCGTAATTTATGGACTAAATACGCGTCTGAAGTGGTGAATGAAGTCCAAAACACTCGGCGCAGTGAAGTAATGACTCAGGTTCGTGAGGTTTTATCGAAGCCAGAAGAATTAAACAGAGAAGAGTCACAAGACAAAACAGTAGGTCGCTTTCAAGTAAAGGTGGTTGAGTAATGCCTACTTATGAAGTAACGGACTCTGTTACTGGCCGCACGTTATTGCTAACCGGCGATTCACCTCCTACTGATGCAGAGCTTGCGGAAGTTTTTAATGCTTACTCGGCAGAGCAGTCTGATCCTGTTCAGGTAGACATTCCTAAAGCTAATTCATTGGCATTGGATAATGTAATCAGCTCTGATACTGAAGGCGAAGAAGCACAAGCGTTATTTGATGAGGATGAGCGTCAACGTCAATCAATGCTTGAGATTGCTAATACTCGATTTCCTGCCGATGTTTTAAAGTCATGGGAAAACAACCCAATAGGTTTTGGAGAGGCGGGCGATTTTCTTGATTGGTCTCAGGTGTTGCCGGGCGGGGGTTTAGTTCAAGGTGCAAAGTCATTAGAGCTTCTTTCTATTTCTAAAAAAATAGAGAACGGTCAAGAGCTAAAACCAAACGAACAAGAAACAATAGATACTTTTATTAACAAACAGCTTGAGATGTCTGTTCGAGGCATGAATTACGGCGGCAAGTTTAGGTATTATGGCGAGCAGATGCCGGCCTTTATGCTTGAGTTTATGGCTACTGGCGGCATAGGCAAAGCGGCTCAAACAGCTACAGTACAAGCATTAACTAAAGGCGCGGCAAAAACAACAACCCAACAATTTGCTATCCGGCAAACAGGTCGAGTTGCGCGAGTAGCGGCACAATCAGCGGCTATGGTTCCTATGACGGTTAGGAATTATGGCGAACAACGATTAGGGCCGTGGGCAGTTAGCGATAAAGGGCAAATACTATTTCAAGAATCTAAAGACAGCCCGGCAAGTAGCGCACTAAAAGCGCTGGCATATACCTCGGTTGAAGTAGCAAGTGAGTTGTCTGGAGCCAGTCTAAACAAGTACCTAATAAACCCTGTTACTAATCGGTTAAAAACGCCATTGATTAGTGCCGCCAACAAACTACCCGAAAAGCTAAAGATGGGCTTGTTTGAAGCATATAAAAAACTTGACCCGAATGCGCGCGTTAGCGAGGTTTTTACTCGTGCTGGGTGGAACGGAATGATTGCGGAGCTGGGGGAAGAGCGCGTAGCAGATGTTCTACGTGAAACAGTAAATCTAACGCTTGAAGAAGGCTATACCTTTGATCAGGTATTAGAAGGGATAGTTCCGTCTAAAGACCAGCTATTGCTTGAAGCTGGTTTAATCGGAGCCTTTGGTGGCGTTAAGACGTCTGCAAACATAGTAACCAACATTCTAATTAACAAGGGAATGACAAAAGATCAGGCAGAAGAAGCCGTCTCAAATATGAATGTTTCCGAGCAGGAATCAATAATTGACGAGTCGCTTTATGTCCCGACAGCGACCGAAGAGGCTGTAAAGGAAATTGAAACCGGCGTAGAGACTATTCGTGCCGATGCTTTAGAGGCGTACGACCAGTATCAGCAGGGCGAAATCGACTCGCTAATTGAAGTTAAAAATCAAACACTGGCGAAATGGAATCGCAAATTAAATGCGGCCAAGCGAGATAACACTAAGTTGGCGCGCGTTATTGCAAAAGCTGGCGGTATTAACGTTGAGTCTATCGTTTCGGAGTTTGGCTTTGATGCAACCGATTTGCGGGCTGTAAACAAGAGAATGAGCGCAACTGTATTTAGGGTTGATGGCGGCTGGTCGTTTGATGAGGTTTTTAATATTCAGTCGGATTACTGGAATGAAACGACAGACGTTTCTGAAATTGTAGATGTTATCGGTCAGATGGTTGCCGACCCTACATTCCCCGCGTATCCCGAAAAACAAGCACAGCAAGAGGCTATTGAAAACGAAATAGAACAACTTGAGCAGTTAAATGAGCAAGAGTTAGAACGGCTTTTTACTAAATTCGACCGTGAAGATGCAAGCGATATTGTTGAGCTAGAAAGCTTATCAGCGCAAGAGTTAGAGACTGCTATTGATCAGCAGTTTTCTGGGATTACTCAGCAAGAATTTGAAAACAATGTTCGTGAGTTAGAAGCGTACATTGAGACCGAGGGCGATGTTTTTGGCGGCGGAGATACAATTATTGAGTCGCAGACCGATGCGGCTGTTCAGCAAGAACCTACAGCAATAGCCCCGCAAGAAAGCATTTTTAACGATTTTTATTATCAGTGGTTTGATGATCTTGGAGCATTTAGGGACTTAGCAACTGAAGCAATAAAACGCGGCTTAAAAACAAGAGTTGGCCGAGATTTGCGTTATTTATACCGGGCGTATAACGGCGTTGTTGGCATGGCGACGCAAAACATTATTGGCAATACTTATTACATTAATAGTGATGGGCAGGCCGTTATTACTGGAAAAGGTTTAAAGGCGATATTAGAGGATTTTGATAACGCTGTTTTTCAGATTGAGCCTAACAAAGCCAATAGGAAAAAAGACTTTACCGATTACTTGATTGCGCGTCGTTACTATCAAGACTTGCAGTTGCGTAAAGACGTTGAGGTTAGCGATAAGCAAAAAATTGAGACGGCGGAAACGCTAGACCGGCTTGCGTTAAAGTATGGAGATGCGTTGGTTTGGTTTGATAGCTCGGCCAAAGAGGTATATGACTATCAGACAAGAATGCTCAATCTGCTAGTGCAATCTGGAAATATGTCGCAAGAGACATTCGACAAGATTCAAGAAACCAATCAGAACTACATCCCATTTCAGCGTGTTTTGGATGAAGAGTTTGGCGAGTACGGTGCCAGCACAAAAGGTAAGTTGTTTACTAACGCCACCATAAACAAAGTTATTAAAAAGATTGTTGGATCGGAAAAAGAGATTAAAGACCCGGTCGAATCAATCATTAAAAACACTTTTAGAATTGTTGATCTTGCTTGGCAAAACCGGGTTGCTCAATCGATTACGGATATGGCTCCGATAATGGAAGAGTACATTGAGCCAATGAAAGTCCCGATGGATAAGATCATGGTAGATGGCAAAGCTGTTTACCGGCCAAGTAAAGTTGTCCCAAAAGACGCGATTATTGTTTTTAAAGACGGGAAGAAAAAGTTTTTCCGTGTTGATCCTGCAATTCTTAAAGCAATGGAGCAAATGCAACCAGAGCAGTTAAGTTTTGTGACCCGCATTTTTTCGCCAATATCTGCTTCGGCAAAGTTGTTAAGGTTTGGCGCCACTTTGACTCCTGATTTTTGGACAAGAAACGTATTGCGAGATATGCTAAGTTCGTTTATTCAGTCTCCAGCGCGGCCCACTCCGGTAATTGATCCAGTCAGAGGCTTGGTTGCGCTAACCAATAGGGCTGACTTGCACCAGAAATGGATGGCGTCCGGCGGATCGTTTAACAGCTATATGGAGCTATCTGACAACGGATTACAGAAGGCACAACAAGAACTTCTTAATCCAGAGAGCAAGATAGCTAGATACCTAAAAAACCCTCTTAGAGTGCCAAATGATATTAGTCTTGGATTAGAGCAGTCAGTAAGGATTGGCGTATTTAATGCGGCAAAAAGAAAAGGCGCATCTGACTTAGAAGCGGCTTATGAGTCCAGAGACGCAACGCTTGATTTTGCTAGAGGCGGTAGAGCGTCAAAGGCTATCAACCGTTACGTACCGTTTTTTAACGCTGGTATGCAAGGTGCAGATAAGTTATATCGCTCTATGCGAGACAATCCTAAAGCCACAATAATGTGGGCAACAGCAACTATTACAACGCCAAGTGTTATATTGGCTGGATATTACCTATACGCCGCGCCAGAAGATGAACGCCAAGAATACGCAGAAATACCTCAATGGCAAAAAGATATGTTTTGGGTGTTTAAGTCTGGCGACACATGGCGCCGAGTTCCGAAGCCGTTTTCATTGGGTTACATATTTGGAAGTGTCCCGGAGCGGTTCCTTGCATGGATGGGGACCGAAGATATGCAAGAGGGCGAAAAGTTTTGGCTGGACATAGTTAAAGGTGTTGTTGGGTCTGTTAGCCCAATTTACGATCCTAGTGCTGTTATACCGCCTTTGGTAAAGGTGGCGATTGAAAGCACGGCTAATTACAACTTTTTTCAAGACAGGCCAATTTATCCTGATTGGATGGATGATTTGCCTCCAGAAGAGCGCAAGACAAAAGGCACTAGCGAAGTAGCTCAGGAGCTTGGCGATTTGCTAAAAGTGTCTCCAGCTAAGATAGATAACGCTTTGCGTGGAACACTTGCAGGAAGCGCACAGTATGCTACTGATGCGGGTGATTTTATTATCAATGAAGTTAGAAAGTGGAACGGCGAAGAGATTCCTGCCGATCCTACTAGCCCCGTAGACTATCCAGTAATTCGAGCATTTACAATGAGATTTCCGACTGGTGGTGTCGCTGAAAGCACTCAGACGTTTTATGAGTCTGCGAAACTTGCTACTCAAGTTAAGAACAAATTAAAAGATTTAAAAGGCGATGAAAGAGCGGAGTATCGAGAACAAAACCGCGCCATAGTTCAAGCGATCCCATATTTTAAATCTAGCACAAAGGTAATACGTAAGCTCAATAAGCGTAGGAATTTGATATATGAAAACCTCGTAATGACCGGCGAAGAGAAAGAGAAAGAGTTGCGGGTTATTGACGATATGATTTTGGCTAGGGCAAGACAGGCTAATGAGCGATATGCCCAATACATTAAAGAGTTAGAGTGACAAGGTATAGATCGAAGAAAGGCGATTTACTTGGTAAAATATTCGAAAACGGGTGACTTATGACAGTAGCAGACAATACAAGCCGTAACCAATATACCGCGACTTCTGATCAGACGGTATTCGCATACACGTTCGAGATCGTAGACAAGGACGATATTGTCGTATTGAAGAACGGCACTACCCTCTCAGAGGGTACAGATTACGCTGTATCAGGCGTAGGCACTGATAGTGGTGGCAATATAACCCTTACCGTTGGGGCGTCTACAAGCGACGTGCTGACCCTGTACAGGGACATGCCCTACTCGCGGACCCAGAACTACACAAACTCTGGTGACTTCCTAGCCTCTGACGTAAACAGCGACTTTGATAATCTATGGTTAGCAGGTGAACAGACTAACCGGGCATTTGAGCAATCTGTCCGAAAGCCTATTACCGATTCTGACTCTATCTCGATGGAGCTACCCGAAGCATCTAGCCGAGCTAACAAGCTATTAGGCTTTGATGCTACTGGCGCGGTGTCTACTTCACTGGTTACTGATGACGCTGAAACCATTGCTGGTATCGCGGCTGATATTGAAACGCTTGCCCATATCCAAGACGGTACAGTCGCAACGGATGCAATCACCAACGTCAACACCATTCGCACTGATGTCACTGCTGTGTCGGGAGTGGCGTCTGATGTAACTGCGGTAGCTGGCAATACTACAAACATCAATACGGTTGCCACTGACTTATCTGGCGCTGACGATATCGGTACGGTTGCAGGATCAATTGCTAACGTCGATACCGTTGCCGGAGATATTGCTAACGTAAACTCTGTCGCAGGTAACTCGACAAATATCAATACCGTAGCCACCGACCTTGCAGGTGACAATGACATCGGTACCGTTGCCGATAACGACACCTACATTAAAACAACTGCGTTAAGTATCAACGAAGTCATAGCGACTGCCGGTAATGCGGCAAACATTAATACGGTTGCTTCAAATATCTCTAACGTCAATGCCGTTGGTGGTGTTTCCTCTGACGTTACGACGGTTGCCGGGATCTCAACTGAGGTTACTGCGGTCTCGTCTAACGCAACCAACATAAACACAGTCGGCACTAACATCACTAATGTTAATAATGTTGGCTCGAACATTGCCAATGTAAATACGGTTGCCGGTCTTGAGACAGAGATCAACGCTGTCGTTGCAGATGAGGCGGATATTGGCGTCGTTGGTGCAAACATCACTAGCGTCAACACGGTATCTAGCAACATTAATAGCGTTAATGCTGTATCGAACAACATGGCTGACGTTAACAATGCGGCGGCTAATGCTACTGCGGCGGCGGCTTCTGCGGCTGATGCCAATACAAGTGCAGGTGCGGCGGCAACAAGTGCAAATGCGGCCTCAAGCAGTGCAAGCAATGCGTCATCTAGCGAGTCTGCGGCTCTTACTAGCGCGAACAATGCTTCTCAGAGTGCGGCGACAGCATCGTTAAACGCATCAGCGGCGGCAACTAGCGCAACAAACGCTTCTAGCTCTGCGGCTAACGCGGCGACCAGCGAGTCAAATGCTGATAACAGTGAGACTGCGGCGGCGATCTCTGCGTCTAACGCTTCATCTAGCGCGTCTACTGCGTCAAACAATGCAATCTCGGCGGCATCGAGTGCGACCTCTGCAAGTAACTCTGCAAGTCAGGCGGCGTCTAGTGCATCGGCGGCGGCTACCAGTGCGACAAACTCCGAGACTGCGGCTGATACATGGAACAGCTACTACTCAACTTACCTTGGTGCGTCTGCTACAGCTCCATCTTATGACTTGTTAGGCCAGCCATTGCAGGATGGTGCGCTGTACTTCAACACGACTGACGACACTATGTATGTGTTCAACGGCTCTATCTGGATTGCCGCTGAAAGCACAATCAACATTGTCTCTGTTCCTACACAGCTTGCCGCTGATCTAACGACTAACGGCAATGACATCATCTTTGGTGACAACGATAAAGCAGTGTTCGGTGCTGGCTCAGACCTACAGATTTATCATGATGGGTCTAATAGTGTTATTAAGGATATCGGTACTGGGGACTTAAAAGTTCAGGGCAACGGCTTAAAGCTACAAAACCCTAGCGGTGAAACTTTCATAAACTGCGTAAGTAGCGGTGCTGTTGCACTTAGGTATGATGACGCAACCAAACTATCCACCACCTCCACAGGCGTCGACGTAACTGGTACCGTGACTTCTGATGGTTTGACTGTTGATGGTGTTGCTAATTTCAATGCAAACAACATTAATTACACAGGGTCTTCTCCTCGTATTAATTTTTATGAGAATGACGTTACTGATTTAAACTCTCAGCTAATAAATACACTTGGCGATTTCTTCATTAGAACCGTTAGTGATGATGCAGGAACAACTACTAATAGGTTTAGTTTAGACCACGCTACAGGCGATGTGTCGCTGTTTGAGGATACGGGGACGAACGCAAAGTTCTTCTGGGATGCGTCTGCGGAGCGGTTAGGTCTGGGGACTAGCAGTCCGTCTGAAAAGCTTACAATATCAGCAAGCAATTCAGGTGGTGCAAACAATAACACATTAAGATTTGTTGATACTGACATTACTACACAAGCAAATCAAAGCATTGGAAAAATTGAATTTGAAACGAAAGACACCAATAATGCTGGAGTAAACGCTTTCATAAATGCTTTTTCTGAAGGCTCTGGCGGCACTGGCGCTTTGTCTTTTGGCACGGGTTCAGCAGGTGCAACAGAACGCATGCGCATAGACTCAAGCGGCAACTTGTTGGTGGGAACTACTACTGTACAAGGTGCAGGTGGAGTAACTTTATCTGGTGCAGGCTATGTCTATTCATCAAGACCAAGTTCCGTTGCTATTTACGCAGATAGAACAGGCTCAGATGGTGCTATCCAAGAGTTCCGCAAAAGCGGCACAACAGTCGGTAGTATTGGTACTGCTAATGGAGATTTACACATTGATGGTGGAGCTAGTCATTCAGGTGTTCGTTTTCAGGCAGGTAGTTTATTACCAAGATTAAATGGCTCAGACACCGACGGAACTGTGGACCTTGGTTACGACGACGGTACAGCTACACATCGTTGGAAAGACCTCTACCTGTCAGGCGTTGCTTACATTGCAGGAACTACTGGCAGAGGATTAAGAATATCAAATGCGACTGAAAACTATACAAATAATATAGCTGTTTTAGACGCTCAACATAGCCAAGGTATTTTGCAGTTTAAAACCGCTGGTAGTGAAGCCGCAAGAATTGATAAAGACGGAAATTTAGGTCTGGGGACTAGCAGTCCAGCTACGCCTTTACACATAAGCACTAATGTACAAGCTGTAGCGCAATTAGAAAGCGCACACGCTAATGGTTCTTATGCAATTTGGGCTGTAGGCGGTACTAAGTTTGGAGATGTGGGTTCTAATAAAGGAATTTCTGGGTCAGGTAATA